CCGGTCGGGGTGCCGGTGTCGTACAGCGGCCACCCGTCGTAGGACAGGTCGAAGTCGTACAGCGCGTCGAAGTCGTAGACGTACGGCATGACCCGCCTCTCAGGTGATGGTCAGGGCGACGGTGCCGATGACCGCGAACTCGTCGAACTCGACCGTTGCTGTGGTCGACGGCAGGGTCAGCGACGTGACCGAGTCGACGCCGGGGACACTTTCAATGACGGCTTGCACGTCGAGGGGTTCGACGTCGGCGCCGAACCCGGACGTCTGCCACGACCACACCGACGCCAGCGCATCCTCGATGGCCGCCTCGAGTTCGGTGTCGTCGTAGCCGGTGGCCTTCGTCACCGCCGCCGTGACGTTCACGCTCACGGGGGTGGCATGCTCGACCGTCATCGTCAGGATCGACGCGCACTGCGCCTGCATCGCCGCCTGCAGTTCGGCCTTCTCATCGGCGCTGATCGCCGCACCCGACCCGTACACATAGACGGTCAGGAACCCGTCGTCGTCGCCGGGGCTGTTGCCGCCGTCGTGGTCGTACTGGTCGACGGCGACGGCGCGCTTCACATACGACTGCTCAAGGGCATAAGCGGCGAACGACGGCGCCGTGACCAGCGCAGAGGTCACGCGGCTGAACGTCGTCGATGCCTTCGTCAGGAACGCGAGGTCGTCCATCGCGTCGCTGCCGCCATTCAGGTCTGTCAGCAGCACACAGTTGGCCAGATGCGGCACCGCCACGACAGGATCGCAGGCCGTGCCGGCGACGATCGCGTTGAGATAGCCGCCGGTGTCCGTGGTCGCCACCGCCACGTCAAGGGTGCCGCCGGTGACCGTCACGGTCTCGGTGGCGATCAGCATTGAGTCGGCGTCCTCGATGCGGAACAGCGTTCCCTCGTCGATCACCGTCGTCGGCGATCCTGTCAACGTCAGCCGTACCGTGCCCGTCGCCGGGGTGCCCTCGTCTCTGACCACGCCGTACAGGTTGATTACGCCTTCGACCAGGGCTCCGAGGACACGGTTCGCGGCGTAGACGAGGTCCGCCATGCCGGTGGCGGTCGCCTCGACCAGCACGACCTCTAATGAACCATTGCGGGGCTCCCATTGCGGCAGCCGCGACTCGGCCAACGCCAGCATCGAATCGAAGATCGCCTGCGGGTCGCGGTCGTCGACGGACACGCCGAGGTAGGTAGAGTCCAGGTCACGCAGCGCCATCGGCTAGCCTTCCTCGTCGTCGGTGTCGGCCCAGTCGACGTCGATGTCTACTGAGACTGTGCCGTCGTTGGATTCGACGACCTCCACACGCGCCACCAGCAGCGCCGGTTCGGCGTAGCCGATCGTCGCCGTGATCTCGTCAGCGTTCACGCGGGTGCCGGTCGGATCCATCAGCCCCCATAGCGGCGCCAACGGACGTTCGCCCGCCTCACAGGACACGATGTGGCCGCAGGCCTCGGCCGCATGGCGCGGACTGCCCTGCTCGATGGTGACGGCCGAGCCGTTCGCGTCGATGCGGAACGGGTGCGCCAACGTGGTCGTCATCGTCGCTCCTACGGGGTCGGGTCGGTGATCGCACCGACAACAACGTGGTCACCTTCGTCGGTGGTGACGACAACGACCCGGTCGCCATCAGCGACGACCTGCAACGTCTCGTACGGCCCACGCAGCACACCGCGAGAACCTGGCATCGACACGTACACACCGTCGTCGTCGACTGCCTCGACCAGGCCGAGAGTGATCGCCATTGTCAGTACCAGTTATTCGCTTGGAAGAATGCCCACGCCCGCTTCGGGCCGCCGTACCGGGCCTTGATGTAGTCCAGACCCCAACGGATCTGCGTCTCAGGGTTCGTCTGCCAGTCCTTGCCGGCGGTCGCCATCTTCGACCCGGGCAGCGACTGCGGGATGCCGTAGGCGCCCGAGGACGGGTTCTTCGCCTGGTAGTTCCAGCCGGACTCGCGGGTCCACAGGTTCTCCAGCGCCGCCCACTGCTCGTCGGAACCCCAGCCGTACTTGGCTTTGGCCATCTCCTGGCGCGCGAACCACTTGGCGTACTTGACCGAGGTCTTGTCCCGCGTCGGCGGGGTGTCATTACGGGTGGCGCTCGAGGTCGACTTCGTGCCCGTGTCCGGCGCCGGTGGCCGCGGCTGCGACACCTGCACCTCGACAGCGGAGATCCCGTCGGTCGTCGCCGACACCGACTCCACAAGGTAGACGCCATCCCAGCGGCCCAGCCCCGACAGTTGCAGACTGTGCCACGGCTGCAACTGCACGCCGCGGTTCCACGGCAACACGACCGTGCCCACCGCAGAGTTGTCGGGGTCGTCGTCGGTCTGCGACATGCTCACGTCCAGCGCGTCAGTCTTCGGGGAGTCGCCCCACGTCGCCGACCACAGCGGCGTCTTCGCGCCACCGGACCACGCCCAATGACGCGACCCGAACAGCACCACACCGCCCCACTCCACCCACGACCAGCCGAGGTCGCCGGCCAGATCGGCGATCATGTCCCACTCGGTGACACCGTCGCCCTGGCTGATCTCGCCACGCACGTTCGACTTCTGCACCACCGCGTTACCGCCGGCGCCCTCAACGACACGCCGCACCCACTCCGACGGTGTGACCTTGCGTGCGCTGCGGACCTTCACCCGGCGGCGCAGACGCTTCGCCAGCATCGACCGGGCCGCGATCGTCACCCGCGCATCGGCCGCCTCAACGTCGACAGTGGAGATGTCCCACAGCGACGTCAGCCCCCCGAACTGCCACTTCACCGTGGATCCGATGTCGGCCAGTTTCGACTTCGCCAACGCCAACTCCGGGTCGTGGGACACCAACGTCAACTGCGCCACCGACTCGGTGGCCGCGTCGAAACGCACCGAGTCGATCAGTTGCGCCACCGACGCCGTCAGGTCCGCGTTCAGCAGCGACAGGTTCCCCGAACCGAGGAACGGCATCGACAACCCTGAGTCCGGCTGGCGGCGCTGCGGCTTCGGCAACGGGTACGTCTTCTCGTCGGCGCCGCCCACAGCATCCGAAGACTCGCCGACATTGCTGGCACCAGCCAGCCACAACGCCGGGTCGATCGTGCCGCCGCCAGGGCCACGCACCTCGAAGTGCAGATGCGCGCCGTCGGCGTTGCCGGTGTCACCCAACTTGCCCAGTTGCGTGCCGGCGCGCACAGCATCGCCACGCTTGACACGCAGCGACCCGCGGATCATGTGTGCGTAGATCGTCTTCGCGCCACCGGAATGCCGCAGCACCACATGGGTGCCGTACGACGTGGGCAGATCGACGGCGGTTTCGACGACACCGTTCTGCGCGGCGAACACCGGCGCACCGTAGTTGTGGCCGTAGTCGATCGCAGGTGGCGGGTTGGAGTGGTTGGCGTACGAGCGGTTGACACGCCAGCCCTTCGGCAGCGGATGGACGCGCTCGACAACGGCCACCGCTACACCTCCCGGGCGTTCTTCTTCGGCGTCAGATCGGGACGGACAGAGTCATGCAGTTGGCACCAGCGCACCTGCGGGGAACGCCGCGCCGGGCTGTTCGCCTCGAACCCGGGCAGACCCGCAGGCGGCGCCGGGGGTGCCACACCCTCCGGCGACATGTCCCCGAACGTGGCGTCAACGCCTGGCGGGGTGTACGGGTCGTCGGCGGGGATCTGCTCCAGGCGCGAGTCGTACTCGGTCCACTGCCCGGCGTTCGTGTCGCACAACGACAGCACCTTCAGCTGCGCCTGCGTCGCCAGACGCGGCACCGCCAGCCGCGCCGACAGCACCGCACCGGCGTCGATGTGATACTCCTGGCCGGTCCACCGGCCCACCTGCGCGTCATCGTCGTCGAGGAAGATCACCTGCGCCTGCACATCCAACTCGACGCCGGCCAGCGGGATCGCCTGCACACTCCAACGCAGCACACCGCCCTGACCCTTGACGAAGATCGGCCGGATCAGCCGGGTCGTCACCGCATCCACCGCCGGGGTCTGCGCGGTGAACGTCGACAGACCCGACACCGTCGAGTTACGGGTGCAGCCCGTCACCGTCGGGGTGGGCGCGGTCAGGTTCGGGTAGTCGGCCGGAGGCCACAAGTCGTACATCAACGCCTCGCGTTCTTCAGCCGGCCACGGATCCCGCCGCGCTTCGACTTCTTCGTCTTACGTTTGATCGGCCCGACCGCCACCACCATGTCCGACGACCGCGTCAGCTCCAGCGTGATCTCGGCGTCGGTGACCTTCCCGGTCGCGTCCCACATCGTTTCCCGCTTCGACAGCGCGGTGATGCGGTACAGGCCGCGGAACTGCTGCGCCACATCCAGACGCACAGGGTTCGACGAGCGCGCCAACTTCTCCAACGCGTCGATCGTCCCCTCGACATGCCCGGCCTGCCCGGGGTTGACCAGCCGGAACGGCAACGACACCACCGGCAGGTTCTTCCCAGACGACAGCAGCAACGGCACACGGCCAGGCCGCGGCACCTGCGTCCACGACTGCGCCACATTCGACGTCTCGATCTCCTCAGGCATCCACGGCAGCCGCACCACCGTTCCACCCAACGGGTCGAACAGCCGCACATACCCGCCGGACGGTGTACGGGAACGGTCGCCGGTACGCGACGGCAACCGGACGATCATCCCCGCTCCTTCGTCTGCCGTGCCGCCTGCCGCAGCCCACGGGCCACAGCACCTTGGACGTCCATCTCGCCAGCCGGGTTCACCACAGTGACGTCGGCGTGGAACGTGTTACCGCCTGACATCTGCGGCTGCGGGCGCCGGGTCTGCGGCACCACATGCAGATGCCGGTTACCGCCGGTGCCGTGCATCGCGGCGTAGCCACCGGAGCGGCGCACCACCTGCGCGTAGGCGCCCAGACGTGGCCCACGAATGTCCATAGCGCGGCCGTGGCGGTGGTCAGAGTGGACGCTGCCGAGGTTGCTACCCCTGACACCGGACAGGATGCTGTGCCCGCCGAGCGACGATGCGTAGCCGGCGTGAGCAGCTGCCAGACCGGCAGCACCCAGCGAACCCGTACCCATCGCCACCGTGGTGTCGTCACCGACAGGGGTGTTACGGGAACGCACCTGGACGTCGTAACTGGCGCCCTGATCCTTCAACGTCTGCAGCGAAGACTGCAACGCGTCGACGTCGCTGGCGGCACCCAAAGCCTTCTCGCCCAGCCGGTTCGCCTCGTCAGCCGCCCGGCCGATGTCGCTGGAGGCGTCGATGGCGTCCTGGCCGGCGGTGATCATCTGGTCGCCGAAGTCCGAAAGACCGGGGATGAGGATCCCCAGCACCTTGATCATGCCGCCGAGTTTCACGGCCAGCACACCGTAGGCGTAGGTGGCGCCCTGCGCGATTCGCATGATCGCCGACGCGAACTTCAGCGTGTACCCGGCCAGGGACAGCAGCCCCTTCTCGATGTCCTTGCGGTTGTTCATCATCCAGTCGAGGGCGTCCTGCACCATCGACCCGGAACCCTTGCCGTCGCCACGCAGCGCGGACGCAAGGTCGCGGATCGTTACCGCGAGGATCTCTAGACCGGAGTCACGCAGATCGGCCACAGCGGCCCGCACCCGGTTCATCGTGCGGCCCACACTGTCGGTGTTGCCCGCGTACGACTTCAGCGCGTCGGCGGAACCCTCGGTCGCCAACTTCAGCGTCGCGATGGCCTTCTTCTGCTTGTCAGTCTCGTCGGTCAGTTTGCCCGACGCCTCCATCGCCTTGACCTTGGCGTCGACGTCCTCCTCCATGATGACGATGCCGAGAGACTTCAACATCTCCCGCTCGCCGGTCATGGCCGCGGTCAGCGCGTAGGACACCTGCTCGGCGTCCATGCCGACCGTGTTCCACTCGGCCAGCGCCGGGATCAGGTCGCCCACCGACAAGGTCAGTTTCGTGGCCTGCTTCGTCGTGAAACCCAGCGGCTTCAGGATGTCACCGACGCCGGCGGCCATAGCGGCGACGTCCTCGATGGACTTACCCCACAGCTCGTTCGACTCGTCGGCCCAGCGACGCACACGGCCGGCGTACTTGCCGAACACGACATCGGTGCGGCGCACCTTCTTCTCGTACAGCGCGGCCTGGTTCGCAGCCGCCCACGTCAACTCGGCGGCCTTCTTGATCGCCAGACCCATGCCGACAGCGGCAGCCGCAACAGCGGTCGCAGCCAGGGCGCCCTTCTTCATGGAGTCGCCGAACTTGCCCATCGACGACTGGCCCTTGTCCATCTCCCGGTCCATGCCGGACATCTTGTCGCCGGCACGCTTGGCCGAGTAGCCCAACTGGTCGAGGTCGTCGTCCAGTTTCGCTACCGCGCCGGAGGTGGTCTTGACCTGCTTGTACGCCCGGTCCAACTGCGTCGTCAGTTTGCGGACGTCACGCTCAGCCTCAGGTCCGGTCGCCCCGTCCAGGTCCTTGAGTTGCGCCTCAAGTTTGGCGACCTGCTTGGTGGCCCTCGTGAGTTCCTTGGTGAGGTCGTCCTTGGCGGTAAGCCTGACTTGCATCTCGTCAGCGGGCATCCGACGCCTCCTTATCATCCATTTGCCGTACCGCAGCCACCGCAGCAGCCAAACGGATCTCGTACACGTCGCGGTCAGCGTCCAGAACCGTCACCGGATCCATGCTGAATACACGGGCCACGAACGCGGCCTGCTCGATCTCAGGCCACCGCTCAGGTGGCCCTACGTAGGGTCCTCGTCCTCGCTGACGTCAACGCTGGCCCCGATACCCGAAGCCCGCATCAACTCCTCGTAGACACGCACCACAGCGAAGTCGTCGTCGTACAGGGCGCGCACCGCACGCCACGCACCCGACACACCCAAGGTTTCCTGCAACTCCGGGTAGGCAAACGCCGCCCCGTCGCCCGGTGCGAGGTCCCGGCCCCGCAGCGACACCTGCGAGCAGAACCGCGCCAGCGACATGCACGCCAGGATGAGGGCGCCGGGCGGGGAGTTCTTCTTCTTCTCCTCGGACTCGGCCGCCTTCATGATCTGCGCGGTCTCCTGCGCGTCATGGGGGATGCGGCAAGTCAGCAGCAGGTCAGGCCGCGAGGCGGTGTCCCGCAGCTTCACCGTGCGCACATCAGCGGCCCGGCGCTCCTGCAACACCTGGCGCAGGAAGTCCAGCGCCGTAGGTGCCGCCGGCAGATCGTCAACCACGCCGAACTCGTCGACCCTCTCGGTGGCACTCATCGGCTACTCGGCCCCCGCACGCGACCAGGTCACCGTCAGGTAACCCATGTCGGAAGAGTTGGCGTCGCCCTCCGGGCCGGAGAACGACATCACCGCGCACCCGGTGTGGATCGACTGCGACCCCGGCACGGCATTGCCGTCGGAGTCCAGATACTGCTCGGTGATCGTCGTCCCGGCGAACGCGTTGCCCTTGTTGAGTTGGGCGAGCAGCGCCGCATCGGTGTCCGCGTCGAACAGGCGCGTCACGGTGACGTCGCCGTACTCGAGCTGCGTGTGAACCACCTGCTTCGGCTCACCGGCACCCGGGCGCAACTTGACGTTCTCCCGCTCGGCCTCCTGCCCGGCGATCGTGGCCCACGACCCCGGCATCGACGAGACAGTGACCTTGATCCGGTCCTGTGTGACAAATCGGCTCATTGTCTACCTTCCTCAGATGGCGCCGGCGGCGTCGGTTGCGGTGATCTCGATGGTGACGAACTCGGCGGTCGGCGCCAGGCGCACACCCACAGCCGCGGCGATCTCGCCAGCAGCCAGAGAGGCGGTGGAGTTCACGCCCGAGCCGACGTCCACGACGTAGCCCGGGTCGTCAGCGCCCTCGTAGAACGCCGCCCTCATCCCGGACAGGAACCCGACCAGTTGGCCGCGGAACTCGCCGAGCGACTGGCCCTTGCTGTCGATCGTGCGGCCGACGAACGCGTCGGCGATCTGCTGGGCACCCACCGCGACGCGGTTGATGACGTCGCGGAACTGCGCGCCCTGCAAGTTGGTGACATCGTCGGGGGCGTCCAACGTCTTCCAGCCGTACAGCCGAAGGTTGCCATTGCTGGTGCGGATCACCGACACGGCGGCGGTGTTCAGCGACGCCCACTCCGCGGCGGTCGTGTCCTCCTCGACGCCGGTGGCCCACTTGGCCTTGCCGTAGATGTCGCGCCACGGGGACGCCTGCGGACCCTCGGCTGCGTGAGCGCGGGCACGAGCGCCGAGCACGAACCCGGTCGGCTCGATCGTCAGGTCGCCGGCGTTCGTCGACACCGTCACATGCGGCCAGGCCAGTACCAGGTTCGCGCCGTCGGTGACAGCGTCAGCCGCGGCGATCGCGTTGGCCTGCGACGTGGCCGCCGCAACGCTCAACACGCCGAGACGGTTGGTGTCCTCGCAGTGCGTCTGCAGCGCCGAGGCGGTCGCCGACGACACCTTGCCCGGCCACACCACAGCGCCGTCGCCGAGGTCCGCGTCCAGGTAGGCGAGGCTGGTGGCGACCACCACGTTGCCGTAGTCGTCGGTGCCAGTGGCGAGCGCCGTCGCGTTCACGTTGCTCGACGGCAGCGACGTCACCGTCACAGTCACGTCAGGGTCGACGCTGGCGGCGGCCTCGAGTTCGGCGGCCGTCGTGCCGGTGTAGGTGACCGTGGTGTCGCCCTTAACTAACGTGATCGTTTTCGAGGCAGTCGTGTAGGCGGCCGTCCAGCCGTTCGCGAACGCGCCGTACTCCTTGGCGGTGACGACAATCTTCGCCGAGTCCAGCGAGATGGTCGCGGCCACCGGCGTCGGGCCGACAGCGCGCAGAATGTACGCCGAGCCGAGCCCCTCCTTGAACGCGCTGGCCACGACGTCGTAGGCGTCGGAGCCGCCGGAACGCTCACCGAACACAGCGCGGAAATCGGCCAGGCCGAAGACGCGAGTCGGAACATGCGCGGGGCCGCGCTGAGTCTGACCGACGACGAACGCCTGACCGGAATCGACGACCACACCCGGAGGTGGAGAGGCAATCGCCTGAGTGGAAACGGTTACCCGTGCTGACATGGGACAGCCCTTCTATCGGGGGGATGGAGAGGAGATGGAAACTACGGTTTGGCAGGCCACTCGGTGCCGCCGTCATACCCGTCCGCCGGGTCGTCATAGGCGGTCTCACCGTCGTAACGCTGATTCGTGAACAAAGACCCATCCGCGTCGGTGATCCCGAGCTCGACAATCGCCGCATCGGCAGTGCCGAAAGCAGCCAGGTCGGGGATGGTTTCGGTGGCGCGGACCCTGATGCTGAGGCGGCCCAGTGCGGCCGGGCGGCCCTTCACGTCAGCCACAGCCGGGTCGGTCTCGCCCGTGATGTCAGCCAGCACCCGCACGCCGGTAGCAGCAGCAGGGTCGGCCTTCAGCAGGTTGCGCACCGCCTGCAGCAGGCGGTCGCGGCCGGTAGTAGCGGACTCGACATCATTGCCGGCCGACTTACACCCGACCGTCACCACGACGCTGTAGACACTCATGTACTCGCCAGGAGGTCCGCCAGTGGCAACGTCCTCATCGGTCGACCGTAGCGCCGTCACCGCCACGCACGGCCAATGCTCGTCACCCTCCGGCAGGATCTCGAACGACCCCACCAGCGCCGGGTCAGCAGGCCACGCGTCGACCTTCTCCAGGTCCAGCCAGTCACCCACGCTGTCAGTGATGTGGTCGACCAGAGCGGCCTTCACACTCTCGTAACTCATCAGCGATCCATGACGTAGTCAGAGAACATGTCCAGAATTCGGCGGCGCTCAGCAGCCGTCCACGACGGCACCGCGTCACGGCGAGGCCTCGACCCCGACTTCACTGCGTGCATCGCGCCGATCGACTTGCGGCCGCGGCCGCTCGCACTGCCAGACCCCTTGGGGATACCGAACTTCGCCGTCAGCGGAGTCGTCTTCACCGGGGTGTACTTGTAAGTCAAGTCCCGCAGCTCGCCGGTATCAACCAGCGGAGTGGTCTTGTTACGCCGCTTACGCTTCACCGAGCGGGGGTTCAGCGGCGCCAACTTGCCGCCCGTGAACACGGCCTTCTGCCGGTCCCGCCACAACTCGGCGACCTCGCCCTCGAACAGCGGGCGCAGATCATTCGTGCGCTCGGCCATCTCACGAAGTCCGCGTGTGACCTGGTCGGCGCCCGACACCTGCGCTTCGACGTCCATCAGGCGAACCCGGGAGCGTACTTGTGCTGCAACCCCTGCAGCGCGATCCGGTCAGCCGGGGCCATGTGCGCGGCCAGCATCGACGGGGCCGCAGTCCACGACATCCCCTCCACGCCGGCATATGATGCCCGGTCCTGCGGGTTTGTGAACCACTGCGCAGCCACCCTGGCGCCGACCGCCGTGCAAACGGCGATGTCGCCGGCCGTCACGTCGGTCTGGGCCTCGATGTCGAAGCCGAGATAGTGGTCGATCAGCGCGACGGCGGCAGCCACAGCAGCATCCGCCGACGTCTCATCTGCTGCGCCGAGGGTGCGGCCAAGGTGTGCCTCAAGGTCAGACACCGCCAGATAGGCCATCAGTCCTCCTTGGGCTGCGATGCGAGGAACGTGTCCTCGGTAATGACATGCGACTTGTGGTGACCGATCCGCACGCCCGTGTGGACGTGGACAGGAACACCGAGCGCGGCCAGGCGTAGACAGAACGTCAAATCCTCACCCACCGGATCCTTGCCGTTCTGCGTCTCCTGGAAGAACGGAAACGCCTCGTTGAACTTGTGATCGGACATCCGCTGCAACACGCTGCGGTGGATTAGCAGGAACGCAGCACCAGTAGCCGCGACCTGCATCACCGCGTCGCGCTCATAGTGGCGCACCCGGATCGTCGTCAGCTGCCCGTCGATCTCCGCGAAATGGTAGATCGTGGGGAACGGTTCGCCGTGGCTCATGCCGAAGCACAGACCACCGACCACCGGCATCGCCTTCGGGTCGGCAACCTCGAGCAGGACGTCGATGTCCAACGGCGAGAACTGCATATCCGCGTCGATCCACAGCAGCCAGTCAGCATCGTTCTTGTCGAGGAACCGCTGCGTCACAATGTTGCGCGACGCAGACACGTTCGCACTCGACCACTCCTGGTAGATGTTCGCGATCCGTGGCGGCCTGCGCCCCGAACGGTCGTAGAACAGCGACGCCAACATCGACTCGGTGAAGTACGACGACACCTGGCCCGGATGGATGTAGGCCAGCACCACGGACTTCGGATCGCGCACACGAATCTTCACAGCAATGCCCTCTCGGTGGTTCCTCTCGGTGGCAGGGGGTGGCAGCCCCGGCGCCGAGAGGTGCACCGGGGCTGCCGTGACGGTTGCTTAGACCGTCAGATGTTGGGTCAGGCCTTGAGGAGCCTGAACGCGTCCACATCGCTGACGTCGCCGCCAACGCGCTTGTACGCGACAAGCCCGCGCTTGCCGACGGGCAGGCCGTCGCCGTCCACCACGTTCTGGATGAACTCGACGTTCACACCGAGGCGGTCGTAGACGATGTACTGGGAGAAGTCACCCAGCACGGCGATGTGGTTGCCACTGGTGGTGGCAGACAGCATCGTGGACGAACGCACCACCGGCAGGTCGAACAGCTCCCGGCCGTTGGTCATCTCGATCGCCTTGACGGCGCCAGTGCCGACCATCTGCTGCTCGATCGTGCGGTACACCGCCTTGTTCAGCACCCAGGTGGCGGAGTCCTCGTAGCGGACGGCCAGGGCGTTGACCAGAGCGATCGTGTCAGCGATCGACGCGGACGTGAACGAACCACGCGTGGTGACAGTCACCAGCGAACCGGCGGTACCGGACACAGCGGTGATGACACCCTTCGGGGCGCCCGAACCGCTGCCGCTGATGAACGCAGCCGACTCGGCGTAGTCGATCGACTCGCCGATGAGCATCGGCAGCTGCGCGAGCAGGTTCGAGTCTTGGAAGATCTCGAACGAGCCGGTGACGTACGCGGTCAACTTCGCCGCGTCAACGGTCACACCACCAGTGGTGGGGCTGCCATCGGTGAAGGCGGAACCCTCACCCGTCCACGCGGTGGTCACGTTGGACACGGTCACGCCGTGCCAAGTGTCCTGCGTGCCGGACTCAACCCGCGCGATCTGGCGGATCGGGTTCTTCGTGGCGGTGCCGGTGTGGATCAGCGTCGGGTCGAGCAGGAACGGCAAAGCGTACCCACCGTTGGCGCTGGTCAGCGACATCGATGCACGAACCGCAGCCGCCTCCTCAGCGGAGTACACCGGAGCACCGAGGCTGCGCACCCAGTTACGGAACGCCGCCATGTACTCGGGGCTGCCCGTGGCCATCGCCATGCGAGCGACACCAGGAACGGTCTCGATCATGCGGGTGGCGTTCTCGCGGGCCTCACTGGACACCGCGTAGGACAGACGCCGGTACTCGGTCTTCTCCACCGCCGACAACGCGCGGTCGATCAGTGCCGGGTCGTCGTCCGACATGCGACGGACGCTGTCGAGGTCGCCGAACGGGTCCTGCCGGCTCGACACCTGAAGGCTGCCCCACTTGGCGCGGGACTCGGCCACACGAGCGGCACGCTCAGCCTCGAGTTCGGCGTCAGCCAGATCCTCGCGGACCTGCTTCAGTTCGGCGTCGAGAGCGTCCCAGCGGACCTGCTCCTCGTCGTTGAGGGAGCGTTCGCCCGCCTCACTGTCAATGCTGCGGAACTCGGCCTCGATCTCCTCGGCCCGTGCCCGCAGGATGTCGATGTTCTTCATCGATTCTCCTTGAAGGTTAGGTTGGTCAACATCGCCGTGCGCCTCTGCGCCGGCGTGAGTCCCGAGTGGAGTGGCGCGGGGGCCGGGTCCGGGTCGGGGGTGGGCTGATCCGTGCGCTGTTCTTCAGCGGTGGTGTCAGCCTCGGCCACGATGAGCGCTTCATCGTGGAGGTCTGTGGGTTCGATCGCACGCACACCTGCGACCAGTGCGCCCGCATAGGCGGGGAAGGTGACGACGGACGTTTCGCGGAGGCCGGCCTTCGTGCGGACCACCGTTTCGCCGTACTTGATCGGGTCGCCGGGGGCGGGATCGATCGGACGGAAGCCGATCGAGAACGAGTCGAGGACGTCTTCACGCAGCAGTTCGAGCACCTCGTCGCCACGGGCCGTCTTCGCCACACGGAACGCGCCGAACAGTCCGGCAGCATCGTCCCGCAACTCCACGGCGCGGCCGATCGGCTCGTCGTGGTTGTGCTGGTACAGGAACTTCACGCCACGGAAGTCACCGTTGCGGGCTTCGATGTCGCGTTGGAACGCGCCCGGCGCGAACATCTCCTCGTAGGAGGGGCCGCCGTCGGACACCCGCGCCACCGTGTTGTACGGGACGAGGATGCCGTGGACAGTGCGGCCGGTGCCGTCGGAACGGATCTCGATGTCGGCGACATAGTCGCGGATCAGGTTGCTCATGCTTGCGCGCTCCCAATGTCGGGGTCTTGTGTCATCAATGCGTTAGTGGCTGACTCGGGGGTGACGTTCTCGAGGTTCATCCCGGCGTTGCGCAGCACCTGCCGCGCCTCTTCGGGGGAGATGACCTTGCCGACACCGAGGTAGATCTTCTGCACCATTTCGGCCTGCTTGCGCAGAGCGTCGCCGTTCGGACCCTCCTCGAAAGGTGGCAAGTCCTCTAGGTTGCGGATCTCGTTGATGGTTCGCCAACCGGACGTCAGTGCCATCGTGTGCGCCTCGTAGCGGGCCAGCGTCGTCGACTGCAGCAACGCGTCACGGTTGAATCGGACATACTCATCCGATGGCAGGAGCGCAGACAGCAGTCGCTCGGTTCGCGTCAGCCACTTGTTGAGCGTGAACGTCAGCAGATCCGAACGGCGGTCCACCACGTTCGCGTACGTCATGGAACCGCCGGTCTCGTAGCCGAGCGTCTCCGCCACCGCAGGTCCGAACATCCGGGCGCACTGCGCCTCGGTGAACCGCTGCGTCTCCAGGAACTGAGACTCCGCCGGGTTGATCTGGATCGGCTTCCAATCCCAACCCTTGCCCAGCACGGCAGGCTCACGGGTGCCCTGGAACAACGACATCCAACGGTTCTTCACCGCGGTCGCCTGCTCCTGATTGATGTCGTTGGCGTTCACCAGCAGACCCGACGGGTGCGCCCCATCGGCGAACCACTGCGCGCCGAACTG